GGGCGTCTTGGATATGAGTGAGTAATTCCGGATCCCCGGCATCGCTAGCGATTTGCGCCAGCTTAGAATCTAAAATAGTCTGTAGCATCCAGTACCATGATAGGGATATTCTCAGTGAAATAAGTGTAAGGTCCAAATGATGCAGCCTTATAAATAGCATTCCCCCATGCTGGCCCTATCTGCGAACCATTACTGTTAATCCAAACTTCAACCATCCAATTATTAGTGTATAGTCCGCCAATATTGCATGACGCATACATTGGCCTTACCACACCCGCAATACTTTTCTTTTCTCCCAATGCCAAACCATACAACGACACCATTTGGGGTCGCGCTAAAACGTCATAACCTGAGTTATAGACCAGTGTGCTATTGGCATTGTATATTTCTAATCCATAGTTAGATCTTTGTAGAGTACCGTCTCCGAAAATGCAGACTTTAGTCCGTAAGGACGTCGAAGACTCTCCCCCTCCTACATTAAAGACTTTGTAACTTTGCACCGTTGCTGGAGTGCTGTAACTCCCCGCGACATTAGTCGATATGGTTTTACTAGCATCTTCTGTGTAAAAGAAGCACATCACTCTATCAGGTGTAAATGCAGGATTTATATGGCTGGGTAACCACCCATTATAAAGGTCGATCTCCCCTTTAAATAACAAACAGGTGAATTGGCTGATATCATTAATTCCCGATATATTATTAGCACCGAAAAATTGCACACCATAATTACCTTGAGCAGTATCTCTGGGCCAAGTATAAACACCATAATATGAGGCGGGTATCCCCGTATTATAATTTACCGAGTTGACCTTTAATACTCTACTAGCGTCTAGATATGGCTGATTATATGCGTGTCGGTTAGGTGTAAACTGACTCTTCCCACCATTACTGACCACAATATAGTCTAACCAAGCGTAATTTGACATCCATAAGAAATAGTCATACCCGACAGGAATTGTCACACCCGTATTCCACTCACCGTAGGATGATGCCTTTCCCCCCATACGGAGTATTTTAGTTACCGTTGTTTTATTATCTAAAATAGTTGATGTTCCATCAAGACGGAAAACCTCTAAACCGTAGCTCGACATTGCCAAATTCCGTTTAAATTAAACTCAGGGGGAGGATTTTTACCGACAGACATACACGCTGTTAAACTAATTAAGCTTGCCAAGACGAACCATAAGCGCACCATTTTCATTGTATACCTCTATTCTTTCGTTAGTGATAACGAGGCCGATGCTGCCCGCACCTTGCCTGATAGTAATTCGGCCCGTATTTGACACGCTGAAAAGGTCACCAATCTTCAAATTACCGGCAGCATCTACCGTAAATTTACCGTTATTGATGGTGGCGCTATTGAGCGTGGGGGTAGAAATGCTGATGCCTGCTTTAACTTCATCAGCAACAATGGTTTGGGCATTCAAAATCTTGATGGTGGCTTCACGGATAGCAGCCTCATCAATGACCACTCGCCCTTCGAAAATAGAAAACGGAATAGCATAAGAACCGGTATCAGTCGGGTTGTTCGGGTCAAAGACAAAAAACTGGCTGGCCGATATGGCGACCTGAGCAATGGGTTTTCCGTTAGCATCAATGCCTGCGACAATCCCTATACCTGCGGTGATCCCGCTAGCATCAACTTTGGTACTCCACATTTTTTGGAATGCCTGACCACCGTTCTGATCAAGGTCATTTACACTGTTTGTCAGTTCTCCGATTAACGGTGAGTCATTAATCTCTTTATTTATTAGATCAATAATTTCATCAATGTCCGCAGCAGTTTTGGCTGGCGTCCCTTCACTGGCGTTATATGGCCCCGCCACTCCCGCAGAATTAATAAAACGTATCCAGTAAAATCCCTGCCATCCCGGATCAACCGGGTCGCCATACACCGCCGCAGCCGAGCTGGCTACCATCACAGCATTAGCCAGGTTATCTTCTGTGCTGCGGTAGATTTCAGTCAGTGAATGCCCACGGTAGTTCGGCATATCCCATTCAAGAAGCACCGCGCCAAAACCACCATTAGCTTTAAAGTTTCTTGGCTGTGTGGGAAAGGCAGGGGCCGGGCCGGTATTATCATTTGGGCTAGGTTTGAGCTGTAATTTCCCTCCCGCCCCCGACCGTAATTTTGCCAAGTCCAGATCGGCCAAATCAGCATAAGTCACTGCGCGATTGCGGCCATCGCCACGCTGGCCGGTCAACACTTCAATATTTTCAGAGAGTGCCGCCGGATCACGTCCGGCACGAAAACCTTTAGTCATGCTGGCATCTCCGCCATTGATGTACTCAGTGTGATACGGTCAACTTGCGCGTACCCCCACACCTCTATAATCCATTTCCGGCCGGTTATTGGCGGCAACTTCAGGAGTCCGTCAACTAAGGTTCCTGGCGGCAAGGACAGCACTGGCAAGCCATCAACAATCAAATTCACCCCCACGCGGATCACCGCCTCACTCATAATGCGCAAGCAGGAAAATGATGTACCTGGCGGCGCAAGGAATGGCTTGCTACGCCACGTAATCGGCAACGGGGTGGTACTGACTTGTGAGACAATAAGCTTGCTGCCTTTGATGGTGTAGAGCGTGTCCGCTTCCAAATCATTAAATGCCGTATCAAAAACGGTTGTCAGGTGGCGAATATCCATCGCTTGCGGATCGAAAATAAAGCCCGCACTGGTGCCTTTTGCCGTCTGGTAAATCGCCAGATATTCCCCTTCAACCTGCCATGCTTTGATACTTTCCGGATTGAAGTTTTTGCGCCATTGCCGTGGTTCGATAATTTGCTCAGTTGCCACCAGCGCATTGCCCGCGCTATCAACCGATACCAGACCATTAGGGGAGGCATACAGTGCAAAGCTGTCCATGCTTACCATACTGCGACGGCTGACACAGGCTTGCATTACCGGGAGCTTGGCGTTGGTAATATTTGAGGGTGTGATGCCGCTGAATAGATAGGGCCGTCCTTTGGTGCCAACCACTAGCCCGGCACCAATAGGGGCAATAGCGACAATGTCGTGCTCTGTACTTTGCTTGTAATTCTCCGGCCAGGCATAAGGCAGAAACGCTTCAGAAAACATGACTTGATTACCGGCAAAACCTGCGGCTATACCATTAGCCATTAAGCACAGGCCAATCATTTCATCCGGAGGCATCAGAAAGGTTTCCGTTTCCAATACCGGCCCGAGCTCTTTATCCAGTGAAATATCTTGGTAGGTAAGAACGCCGACGGGCAATTCCACCAACAACAGGTAATCCGCTACCCCGCCGCCCGATGCAGAACGGTAAATGCGGCGGCGAGTGATATTGGAGTGCTGGCTGCCTGGCGGTTGCAGTACAAGATCAACGGTACTGCCGGGGTAAATGATTGTGACTTCCTGTGATACCGGCCCCGGCGGCCCTTCTTCGCCATAACCAGTAACATAGGTTTCAACATAAAAACGGGTATCGTCATCAGTTGGATCATCTTCACCATGACCAGTCGGCGGTGTAATGGCCGTCACTTCAATGGGATGAGTTGGCGCTGGAATACCGAGGCGAAAGCTCACCGCAGGGAAATTACCACTCCCTTGGGTGGCTATTTCATTGCTGGTGACTTTGGGATACTTGCCGTCGGTGAAATACACCCGCTCATATTGATCCTGTGCCACTGGGCTGTGGATTGCATCTACAATATCAGTCCATGCAAACCAATAATCAGCGCGGTAACGAAAAATAGTGGTTGGCTTGAGTGTGAAGGTTTTTCCGCCATCCACATCAGCCATGATGGGGGTTATGACGCCATGACGAAAATGACAGTTTTTAGCAATCGTGGCCGCCTGCTCAGGCAATAGATGTGGAACCGCCCGAGGCATTTCGCCACGCATGGTAGTGATATCGATAGCTGACATAATGAGGGATTTCCGACAGGCATAAAAAAAGCCCCACTAAAAAGTGAGGCTTGGCATCTTTGGGTAATCTAGCGCGTTGTTGATAAGAGAGCAACGGGGTAATAATTTAATTTGAGATGCGTAGCTACCCGGCTTCGAGGCAGAGCAGGTTTCGCTGAATATAGACGTAAGGTTGATTTGGTTCTATTTTCAGAGTTTTGCTCACTCTTATTGCATGGAGTAATTATCCATAATCTAATATGCTGAACAGGAATTAATCTGGTAATAACAAGGAAAAGTTATGGATACGGTTGAGGAACTCAATAATACTTATTTTTATGCTGGTCGTTCAAATTTAACCGCTAGCGAATTACTGTTTATGATTTTTTGTGAGAATACAGCTAATCAGCTAGGTGTGCAGGATTTTGGGGCTGTTGTGTCTATTGTGTCTGGATTCAACGTGTTACCTACTCGTACAAAACCAAGATATGCCATTGATGGGACTTCATTAGCTTCCCGTAGCTCTCGTAAAGTATTTGGTAATACTAAGTTTCCTTGGGGGGTGCGCCTACCATCCGTAATAGGGGGATACCCACCATCAACACTGAAAATAAGAATGGTTGCAAAAATTAGCGCGTTTACTGGCCGTGCTATACCTGTTGTTGGATGGATAATCCTTGCTGCTGATGTTTCAGAAATAACTTGGTCTACACTGAAAAATTACAACCGTATTGCTAGAGAGAATGACAAAATATGGTAAGTGATACTCTTGAACAACGGATTTACGAACTGGTAAGAAGCCATGATGGTATTTACCTTTTTAAGAAAAAAGAGCTAACACCTACAACAGATCTCGATTCAGAACTGGGTCTGGAAGATGATGAAGCACAAGCACTTATGGATGATTTTTTTTCGAAGTTTAATGTCGAACGCGGGAAATTTTCTATCACAACATATTATCCACCTGAACCACCATTGCTAGACTTACTTAATCCTTTCCACAAAAGCAATATTCCTCAGGTGCCGGATTTCACTATCGGTATGCTAATAGAATCCGCCAAAGCTGGCCGATGGCTGTACGACTGAATAGACCGGGCCATTAAGCCCGGTTTTATGTTTTACGCTTCAGTCAAAGCCGCTTCTGGTGACACTGGCCACTTGATATTCGGCGCAAGAGAAACATCAATGTTTTTGACCGCTACACGATATTGCTTCCACGTTTTTAAATCAGTGCGAAGCTTTGCCGGTACATTATCGTCGTTGTCCTCCATTCCCTCAATCTCATCTGACAATGCGCCAATCATATCGCTGGCGTATGACATCAAATTAGCTCTTTTTTCGTTGATGGCGTTCACTCGGATGCTCTCGGCCAATGCAATATCCTCCGGTGATGGGCCGCCAGTTTCTAACCACGTCCCACCCCACCGCTCACCTGTCTCGACATCCATTAGGTAGTTCTGATACTGGGCTTTATAAAAACCGTTATTGACCAAATCGGCCGTCCACATTGGGGGCATCTCACCCTCAACGTGGTCTTCCACAAAGAACCCGTCTTTGTCCAAGATATTTATTTTCATCGAATCACCTACTCAAATGGTACAAAGAACTCGCCGGATATCGGGCCAGCCGAACCAAGGTTGCCGATTAGAACGGTGCCGGTGTTCGACTGAATTAGTAAACGCATAGGCATAGCACTAGCATCTCTGGGGGCCCAAGGCACCAGAGTAGCATTCACCTTCGGCCTATACCCCACCGGAAGTACGGTTAGTGTCGCCCCATTGGCGGGGCCAGGTGCTACCAAATCGCAGTGAATTTGCAACGACCCTAGAACCCTCCTATACCAAAACTCGCCTGTCCAGCCGCCGCCAACCGTCAATTTTTCCCACACAGTCGTGGTCATCTGCGCCGTAGTAAATGATATGGCGGCAATCCCTTCAACGGTAGTGACACGCGTGGCTAGAGCCGCAATAGATGACGCAAGAGCCAGAGCATCCACCTGCCCCGAGTTCAACGCAGCACCCGCCAGTTTTATGGTGTAACACCCCGTGGCGTTGTTGGGGCGTGCCTCAGTGCCGCCAGTGCTGTTGATGGAAATACCGGTAGGCGCGGTACGTGTATATAAATTCCCGTCCACCGCTAAATCGCTTTCCACCCGCCCCCAATAGTTTTCGTCGGTATAGGTAGTCCCACTGCGGCGGTATCCAATTGCTTTTACGTGAGCATGTCCCGGGTCTGTTACAGCATGGATATGCGCCTTGTTTTCTGACAGTTGTATTAGTCCGTTTGTGCCAGCCGAATTGGTGCCATCGCCACCCAAGAAAAGCCGCCCAATCGAACCGGGGGATTTGCCGTTCAGGTCGGCTAGTCGGAATGTTGTACTTCCATCCCCCAGTGTGAAAGAGGCGCGTTTAAGCGGGTCGGCAAGCCAGTCAGCATCTGAGACTACGGGGTGGTTCCCGGCCGCCAACTCAGCGAAGAAACTAGGGAACAGGGAGCGAGTTAAAATCTGGCCATCTAGGGGGGCTTCACCGGCGCGAATCTTGCTCCTCATGGTGCACCAAGAGACAAAACCAATGGGGAGCCCACCCATGCGCTTCAACTGGTCTAGCGTCACCGCCTCCAGCCCCGCCGTAGCGTCGCCGTGTAGGGTAAGTTCACCGGTCATTGTGCCACCGCTCTTATCAAGCTTTTGGTCTATCTCAGTTTGTAGTGCTGGAATATCAATGCTTGATGCTGACTCTCGTGCTTGATTGGCAAAACCTTCGGCTTCATCTCTAAAACCTTTTACCTCCCCCCGATCCGCAGTAGTCGTTTCCGCGTTCTGTTGGGCGGTTTCGGCACTATTTGCGGCAGCCTCTTTAGCCCCTCCCGCAGCCGTAGCTGAACCCTGTGCATTCTCTGCACTTAGAGCAGCACTGTTTTTACTGCTTTCAGCTTCACTAGCAGCTTGTAAAGCCTCATTATGCTGCTGAGTAATTTGTAAGGCGGTATTGTCTACCGAGCCTTTTATCTGCTCACTCGCGGTACGGGCATCTACAGCTCTATCAGCATCAGTTTTAACTTGTAGCTTAATTTTTTCAGCCGTTAGATCAGCGGCTATTGTCGAGGCATCATCTGCTGCTGTCTCCGCTGCTGACTGTGCCGCATTACGATAAATCAGCGCATTATCTTCTGAACCTAAGGCCGCCTCTTCACTAGCCTTAGCATTAGTCTCACTTGCGGCAGCATTATTCTGAGACAGACTGGCCGCGCTTGCACTTATCCCCGCCTCATTACGATAGCCTATCGCGACTGCAACAGCTTCAGCTAAATTGGCGGCATATTGCCTGGCCTCATCACGAGATTGCCCGGCACTCTCTGCGGATCCCGTAGCACTGCTTTCCAAAACTATAATGGTCGCAAGGTCATTAGCAACTTGCTGCTGAATCTGTCGGAAGTACAGGATCACATCTGGCGTTAACTCAGACTCCATAATCTGCTGCTTGAGCAACTGATTCAGCGTACTGGGGCCAGTGGTGTTATCCAGTGTGATAGCACCATAGACAAGGCTACGACCATTGGCTGCCACAGTAATCGAGTAGCTGCCCTCTTCTAGCTGAATGCGGTATGCGCCTGCACTGTCTGTTCTTACCGTGGCTGAAAAAGCATTGAGGACATTAAGACTATTTGCAATCGCAGTCAGGGTGATTTGGGCATTGGCAACCGGCTCACCTACCGGATTAATGATAATACCGGAGACTGTTACACTCACTGACCACCTCCCTGATATTGCGCTGCTTTCAATTGCTGGGCGAAACTTTCAGAGCTCTGCTTTACGCCCAGTTGATCACTGAATGCCTGGTAATGCTGCATGGCTAAGTTGAGATTGGCCCCCGCGTCGCCATCTTTGCTGAATGACCGAAACAGCATCCAATCCACCAGCGGATTCACATAGAGTTCATCAATGGGTACCGGCGTTTTATCTGCCAGATCATTGATAGCCACTGCCACCGAAACTCGGCCCACCACCGCCTCTATACCCATCGGCTGCACCGCCCCCGGAAACAGGTAATACACTTTGGGTGTCAATTCGTTATAGGTGTAGCGTTCGACCGCCCCCGTCATCTGATGCCAGTCGGGATATTGGCTATCCAGCACATCGCGCGGTACCGGCCGTAATGCCCTGCCATCCACTAACCGAATCATCTCAATCAAGCGGATGACACCCTCTGGCAACTGCTGCTTGGTACCCACTTCAGTGGTAATCACTTCAGTCGTCGCCCCAGCATCTGGCCGCGCCAGAATGACGGCCCTAACAGCATCATTGTAATAATCACATAGCTCCGCCAACGGCCAGCGCAGCCATGCTGTATCTTTGAGCTGAGTGTTAACCCGCCCAATAATCTCGGCAATGGTGATCATTAGAAGAACTCGTGTTGACGAACGGGGTTATTGAACGCGGTGACCGGGAAGTTATCCAGTGCCTCACGGAATGCCCGGCGGTAACCATCAACAAAACGTGCACCGAAGTATTGTGAGCGCTGCGGATCTGTCCATGGCTTACCCGGCATAATAAATAAATCTTCCAGTGCGCCTATGGCAATCACGTCTGCGTAGTCGTCTGCCAATACATCCGGCACCTCAGTCACATCACGCTTGGGTTCAATGGCGAAATCCACGGCAACTTTGGTAAATGGCTGATTAAAAATGATTTGATTGGCAGACTTCACGGTGAAATCAATGCCCGCCGTCAGCAAGTTACCCGGTGAGCTGCTATTACTTACCTGGCGGGTTAAGTCCAATACCTGTAGGCGCTTGACGCATTTCACCTGTTCACTGTCTGTCAGGATATAAGTTACCCCCGGTGTTACATTATTATATGTGACAACGTCACGACAGAGTAAAGACTCACGACAAAACGTGATCGCTGCTTCTAATGCGGCCTGCTTCATCATGATATCCAGCGGGCCGCTGATATGCTTACGTATGGTTGGCAGAAATGCGTCAAGTGTTGCCATAGCTATTCAGCCTCAGTGTTGGCGGCGTTTTTGGCCTGAATAGCTTCACGAACACGCTCACGGAATTCATCGACTTTTTCCTGAGCGCCTTGTTTGATGTTCAGATCTTCCGATTCCACCAAGGTTGCCAATTGCACCGAGGTCAGTTTGGCAATATCAACCTCATCACCACCAATTTGCAGGGCAAAACTATTCTTCGTCGCGTCTAAATGGGCCTGTGCGGCAAGGCTTGCCATCAACTCGGCATGCGCTTGCTCGGAGAGTTGTTGCTCATTAAGCACACTTTCCAGCTCATCGTGACGGATAAAAACAGTGGGAAAATCCAACAACTGATGGGCAATAGCGCTTTCAACTTCCACCGGCTTATGGCGTGGGAATACCAGGCGGCTACCGGTAATGGTGTCACGTTTTTTTTCTTTTGGGCCGATATAGACCACTGCGATTTTATTAGGCATGGGTTACTCCAGATTGCTGACAGTAAATAGCAGAAAGTAAAAACCCACCGAAGTGGGCTAGATGGGACTGAGAGGGTTTAGTAACCCACAGGCACATATAAGATGTTAACGATCAGGCGGCCACTGGCAGCGCCTCCTGCAATCACCGCAATCACTTTCTCACCTGCTGTTTGCGTGCTATAGGGAACAACAGGCACATTCTTCGCGACCGCAGCAGCATGACTGGCCGCTGCCACTAATGAGGTATCACCGCTCTTAACCTCTACAGTAACACCGGCACCAAGTGCTTCACTCACCACACTCACACCGTAAATACGCATGCCGATAGGCATTTCCAGAAACTCAATCACATCACCTGCGGCGGCACTTTTTAAAATAATCTGCCCTTCCGCTAGCGACAGATTGCCTTGCGGGCCTTGATATACCGCATCGCCAATAGAAGGCGCTTTAATGATTGTCATAACATTATTCTCCAGACAAAAAGAAAGCAGGCCGAAGCCTGCTCTTTGGGATATTTACGCATTACTGGGAATTACTTACCCAGGGTTACCGCAGAGTCTACTACCATGACGCCGTGGTCATTGACTCGGCCATCTTTCTGTTGGAAGCGGATTTTCTTCAAACCATTAATCCAGCGAATAGAGACTTCAGTACCATTGCCGTGATCGACCTTCTCTTCGTTGTAACCGAAGAAACCACCGCCATCGCCGGTACCATAGGCATTAGCCAGTGCTTGACCACCTAACAACATCGCACGGTCAATCGTGGTACTGGTGGTAATGATCTTGGTTGACGCCGCCAAATCATTATTGGATACCAGCACTTTAGAACCGGTATTAAAGCGGATTGGCGTTCCCCCATATTTACGCACCAGCACGTTACGCCACATCGCACATTCGCCTTTGAACAGCGCGTGATCGAAGCCCTTAGAGCGCTGTACTGCACGGGTCATCATCGCTTGCCAGTCTTTACCCGACGTGGAGGTATACCAGTCATTCCACTGGCGCGGGGTGCAGTAGAGAACAAAGTACGGGTCTTCATTAGCCAGCTCATCTTTAGACATGCGGATGGGTTGTAATGGGTGGGCCATCTCATCAAGGAACAAGGCAATGTTATCGACAGTGGCCAGCGTGAACAGATCCGCCGCGTCCAATGACTCCATTGAGGTGGCATCACCAGCATAGAAATGGCGGTCATAAGTTGGCGGCATCACATCGTTAATCATGATTTTGCCAAACTCGCCGTGATCTGCCAGTGGCACAATGGTGTCATCTGCCATGTAATCACCACGCGCACCGGCCAGATGAACGGTAGCCGACTGATCCTGCACATCATTGAAGTACGTCCCCAGCAACGTGCGGGCAGTCTTATTCAAGTTGTGCTTGAAACGCTGCTCAGACATCTTCCCGCCAGCATCAACCAGATGACGGCCTTGGTTGATTTTCAGAGAAAAGTCAGCAAACGCCAGATTTTCACCGCGGCCAGCCAGCTTCTCATCACCCATGGTTGGGCGTTTAGACAGTTTGTGTACGATCTGCATATCCACTTCATCACCTTTCTGCTTTTGCAAATCAGTGATGCGAACAACCGGCGCATTGTGGCTGGTCTGGGTCGTTCCTTTCTTATCAGGATTAACCGACTTAGGGGCTTCCTGTTGTTCAGTTAGCACGTTAACAAAGGAGCGGTTACGGTTTGCCGCCGTAAACAGCGCTACCTGCATCAGCTTATTCGCCTGGGCAGAGGTAATAGTCGTCATAGGTACTCCATAAATAAAAAGCCCGCCGGAGCGGGTTGAGGTTTAAATCAATGGGATAATTAGATTGCCTGATCTAGCAATGCCTCAATTTGGGCATCCGTCATACCGGCAAACATGGCCTGTAGCTGATCAGGGGAAGCATTAGCCGCCTGCTCCAAGGGCGAGGCCGTATGAGTGGTTGTTACGCCAAGATCAGAGGGAGAGCCAGGTACTTGGGTCGCCGTAGTCGCAGCGGCCAGTTTCTCGGCAGCAATCCGTTGCACATCGGCGTTAGTCGGTATGACCGCAGGAGGGGTGGCCGTAACCTGCTCTGGTTGAGCTGGCTCGACCGATTCACCGTAGGCGGCCTTGGTACGTTTCGCGACTTCCGCAAAGCGCTCAGTTAAAGACTTGTCTTTCCATGCAGGGTCACTTTGCAGATTGCCATCAATGTGTACCGCCAGTGTGAAACGGTCAGGGTCTTGACCCTGCCATGACTTCAGGTCAGGTACCGCATTCATGGCATCTGCAACTGGATTACCACTCGGTTGATTGGCGACTTGTGCTGGCTTATCTTGTTGCAGGTAATCGATTTTCTGCACTACGGTGTCCAGCACTGCTGCCATCTCAGGGAAGTTTTCCCGGATGCTATTAATCTGCTCAGGGGTAACCTGTGCTTTTTCAGGTAAGGGAACTGGCTGCATACCCGCAGAGTTGATCTGCCGAGTCAAAGCTTCCAATTGGCGTTTAGCTTCAGCTAACTCAGTCGCCGTTTGCTGATGAGTACCCACCAAACGTTGTTTTTCTGCCCGCTCAGCCACCAGCACATCGTAAGGAATAACGTGCTGACCATCTTTGCTGAGAATACCTTTCGGCTTCTCATTGCCTTCAGTGGTGGCTGTTTGCGTGATCGCTGTAGTTTCAGTGGCCGGTGCTGTAGTCGTCGCGCCCGGCGTCGGCTCGTCGTTCTTATCGCCCGTATTGACTACTGCATGGGTATCTTCAGTAGTATTGTCCACAACAACAGCAACTGGGGTAGTCGTTACCGCCGCTGCCTGTGTGGCATCTGAAATACCCACATCACCCAATCCATCAATCAGCGCTTCCAACTCTTCTGGCGTTTCATTACCTGTTAATTCAATGTCCACGTTATGACTCCTGCATGACTATTTACCGGATAGATCCGAATAAGAAAGGCGTATCGCTGCCCATGCGAATAAGCACTCTTGGATAAGAGCGCTTAGCGGCATGAACCTTGATGGTAAAAAAAGAAAAGCCCACAAAGAGTGGGCGAGTGATTCAGAGGAAAAACTTGGGTGCCAGAAAGCAAAAAGCCCCGCGGTTAGGCGAGGCTTAATTCAGTGCAATGTAGTGCATCTTTCGGAAATTTAGCGCGTATTTTGCAAGCATGCAATAGCTAGAGTGGTAATTGGTCAATTTGACCTTGAATGGTCTGCATCATTTCTTCATGTAAAGCACCAATCTCTTCGGTCACATTCTGCATATCTTGCAGCACCTGCCCCGTTTTAGCCTGGGTATAAGCATCATTGAAGCGCTGACCATTGGCTAATGTGGCCTCGCGTTCCGCTTGGGCATTAATACGTTGGGCTTCAGCCTCCAATTTGGCAACCTTACCGGCAATCTCGCGCATTGCCAGTTCTTGTTGCTGTTGCTGTAACTGTTGCTCCTGTTGTGCGGCCTGCTGCTCTTCTGGTGTCATTTCATCCGGCGATTTTGGTGTACCCAATGCACCACGGATCCGCTCAACAAATTCTTGTTTATTTGGCAGGTCTAACAGTTCTACCCACATATCCAACACGCTAACCTGAATCTGTGGTGGTAAACCAACGATGACTTCAGATAGCCGTTGCGCCAACTGAGATTTATAAGCCGGTGTCTGTTGAATCGGTGCCAGAGCGATATGCGCCCGTAGTCGAGAAACGTCGTTATTCATCCGGCCAGCCTCTTCGGCGGCATTCAATACCACCTCTTTGCGCTTGCGGGGGTCATCACGATTGATCACTACCGGGTAATTACGGCGCTGGGTTAACTCTTCCAGCAGATAGCACAGCAATAATTGGCCGACTTGTTGGCAAGCAAACTGATAGTTATCGTTAATCTCTGCCAGTGTCGTCGCGCCCTGCTCAACCAGGTTACTGATGGCCACCCCACTGGCAGCGTTCGAGTCTTGTCCGAGAAACGCAGAGTAAACCCCCAATCCATCCTGAATTAACTTCATGGATTCCTGCATAACTTGGAACTGTTGTTGTGCGACTTGGAAGTCCTGTTGAATATTCAGTGCATCTGCCGCAGTAGTTTTATTGGCGCGGTTGGGGTTGAGGTTTATTACGCCGTCAGGGCGTTCAATTTCCTCCGCTAACTGTTTATCGGTCATGTTAGTGGCATCAGCATCTTTAATGACACGCTTGGCCTGCAACAACCAGGTTAATTTAATGCGGCGGAAATTGACTTCATCTTGTGCTGGGATAGCACGGCAGGCCAAACCGTAGGGAGCGCCGGTTTTATCTTTGCGGTAACCCCAGAATGGAATAAGTGGAAACATGCCTTGGGGCGCAGTGCATGGGCGGTCAATGATAAAGTGAGGGCCGACAAACCATGACTCACGGATCCGGCTGACACGCGCCATGGTGACCTGAACCCGGTCAGTGGCCACCGCCACAGCATGCATCATGTTATTTTTGTCATACTCCACCACTCGCCCATTGCTTAGTTGCAGGATTGGCAGGCGTTGGAAGGTTCGATAGTAGATAACCTGAAGCAAGACACGTTTACGGTTGGATGTTACCCATTCCGTGCTTTCACGGCTCCACGATTGATATTCTTCATAGGCGCTGATCAAATCAGATTCTTGTCCCTCGGCTAAACCGGTATCCACAAAGCCTTTCCATTCATTCAGGGAATAATCAATGATCTGAGCTTTATCTGGAAATGTCCCTTTCACCTCATCCACATCCAGCCAGCGCTTACGCATCAGCCAACGGCAATCGCTTAGATCCGCCTCACGACTGAACCAATCCCAATAAACTTCATTGCGGTGGACAGTAGACACTTTAAATTTATTGGCAAAGGGGTCATCGTTGCGGCGTACCTCCACCCATGACAAGCCAGCTTTGATTTGCTCGGCATAGGCATCACTACGGGCTTTGTTCAATCCACTTAAGCGGCAAGCATCCGCAAATTCGGCATTTACGGCCTCGGCCATCACTTCCATTTCTTCATTGGGATCATCCGCAATGACCATCAAATCCGTCCGCGTCTTGGCCTCCATACCCAGCACGCCGTCAATGGTGGGGGCTATCAGGTTATGCTGTGTCAATGGCTGCCCACGCTCACGTAATTTGGCAACCACCTCCGGTGCAAGCTGGTCGCCATCATAATAGGCACAAGCCGTGTTCGCGCTGGTACGCCAATCAGGTTGATGGTCAATGTCTGAAGAAATATCCATCAAGCGCTCTAAGGTGAAGCGGTCGCGGTTTGCTGGCTGAGCAGACTCAGTTTGATTAATAGCGATAGTCATCAGATAGCCATCCAGTGTTTAGGTTTAGAACGGTCAATAGGAGTATGTTTAGGACGTGCTGGCATACGCGCCCGCATTTCTTGTGCAATGGCATAGCTCATCACCTGGTCATCAAAACAGCCGGTTTGGGCATTCATGCGACCTCTGGCATCATAAACATAGGTGTTCAATTCATTGATGGTGCCAATCCAGCGGACACCAGAGGCATTCTCTCGCAGCAATGTCTTTAGCCCCTCAATGATGACTGGCTTACTTTGTGCCGTCGTTAACCAGCCAAGCTTTGGCGTTTCTTCATCGTGGTCACGGTCAAGATATTGTTCTGAGTAGATAAAGCGATGTGGGTAAACCTCACGTAACTTCTGCATGACGGCATGGCCGTGGTTGTTTCTCTCCGGCCCAATAAACGCCATGTTGTACCATTTGCCGACATGGGCCAGCAGTTGGGCGTACAACTCTGCATCCAGATAACCGAACCAGTGGGCAACTTGTTCACCGGTAGACTTCTTCACTACATCAAATGATGATCGGTCACGGTTTTCTAAACCTTCGGCCACGTCGCCACCAATAGCGTAATCCTCATCAGGATCTGGCAACTCCCACACCAATAAGTGATTAAGCAATGTGCGCTGAAGCTCTTCTGCATTTCCCGCCCGTAATGCCTGCACTTTGGTTCGCTGGCCGGTTACGGGCTCAATGTCGTAGACCAGCAGCGGTGACTGACACTGACCTTCCGCTTTCATGACGTTAATGGCTGCGAATACGCGGCGACCAGAGGTTAGGAATGCCTCAGACGGCGTGCTGGGGAACTCCTGTTTCATTTCTTCTTGCTGCTCAATCTCTTTGCGGATATACCACTGCTTTTGCTCATCGAGCAGAGTGATACCCATCGCTTGCTCAACAGCAGTAAAATACTCCTGATGGTATTTACTTAAACGCAGGCCGCCAGCCGGTACCGGAGCCTGATACTTCGGATCCTGCCACCAGGCAAAGAAATGGAATTTATAATCTTGCGATGTAAGCGCTAGATTTAATTGACCTAAATCCATTGCTCGCGTGCTCATGGTATGAAAATCCCCGCCAACACCTTCAGCGGTACTTTCGATAAACACAATACAACCGTCTTTGATGGCGTTTAATGTCCCAGTTCTGACCTCTTTGGCTTTGGCTGGGTATTTGGCGCAGATCTTTCCATGCTCAGAAATATGCAAACGTTGAACGGTACCAGAACGGAAAGAGGTTGAAACACGGATCTTTGAACCATGAGCAAACTCAATATGCCCGCCATTAGCGCCTTCACGACGGGTGCTGATTTGAAATGTTGCTCGCAACCAAGGTGGCAAGTTATCGAATGGGGTTGATATTTTTGTACTGAATATTTCCCCGGCTGCCGGTAAATCCTGAGCAATGATCCCGCAAGATAAATTGTTATTGAACAGTGCCTGATCCAGAAGATAAATATCAATGCCCGTTGAGAAACCCAGTTGACGAGCTTTGAGAATAATATTGCGGTAGTGCATGTTCTTAAACAGTTCTCGCTGTGCTGGGCGCATACGGAATGTGACTAGTTGGCCATCCTCATTGACAATTTTGTACAGGTTATTTAATCGCCACCAAGCATCGGATAAATGTGCGGTGATATAAGCAATCTGTTGAGCCTCATCCATCGCTGCAATGTCATCATTGCTAAGCCATTCATTCTTTGTCATAGCAAACCATCCTGACCTGAATCGCGCACGCCTTTTACTGCTTCGCTTAGTGGTGTTGTGATGCCCTTGCCTTCTGAGGTTAATTTCTCTGTCTCAGCCTTTAATTTGGCAGTGGCCGCTTTAATACGATATGTGTCGGCGGTTAAGCGCGGCACATTGACGGCATCCAGCCTTAACTTACTCAAGCTGTTTTCTATCGACTCAATGCGGCCAATATTCCTATCCAGAGCCGACTCGGCCTTTAGCAGCTTGTCATACAGTTCGATTCGAGCTTCAACAGATTCAGCAGCAACTAAATCCTCATGAATATTGCGCATGGTTTTGGTCACTGACAGCGCACGAGCTCGAGTGAATATCAGTTCGTCATGAAGATCTGAACCTTCTGCGGCTTCAAACAAGTCATCTGCATTCAGATAACGGGCGTAAGCACCATGCTTTCTGGCTGCCTGATTGCCCGGAGTAAAAGCACCAACAGGGTTGGGATTACCAGCATTGCCTTCTGAATGACGATTACCTTTGCTGAATCGGCCATTGCCAGACCGGCCGGAGTTCGGTTTCTCGGCTGGCTCAGGCTCGGGATCGCGGTCATCGTCTGCACCCGATGATAATTTCTGTTCTTCCTCTTTCGCGTCATCACTGTTTGCGCACTGTTGCGCAGTGATATCGGATTGCGCATTGTGCGCAGTTGGACGGGGTTTCTTTTGCGCAGACTGCGCAGCACGAGGCTTAATGTAGCGGCGTGCAGATTGATAATTGAGTCCGTGCTGTTCACACCATTGCTGAGCGGTAATCCCTGTATCCGCGTTATCAGCCAGAAAGGCAGCTTGTAACGCTTCCCAATCATGCTTTGCCATAGTGTTCTATTGGTCTGTTGTGGGCCATTATTGAGCCACCTCTTGGGAAGTGACTCTGTAATGACTTAAACAGCCAAGCCCGGAGTTTGCCCGTCAGATAAAACCTTCGGTGACTGTTCATGCAATTTCTGGCGCAGTAAATATCCTTCCAGTCCCCATATTTTATGTACCGCGTTATCCATAGCGATTTTGCGACCAATCTCTTCATCAAAATTCTCGGGGCTTGCGCAGGCACTCTCTCCGGTAACGGTGTAGCCATTCTCTAATGTGATACAGCAGATGATTACTGTAGTCCCTGGGAAACGATGATATTGGCCCGCAACCTGTATACGTTCGATATGCTCAAGGGTAATACGTGGCGCGGTTAAACCTTTGCGCTGAATTTCTTTCTCAATATTTTTATCGTTCATAGTCATTCCTGGTTGGTTGCTGTGATGGCAGACTACGGATCAACTCTCTATCGTTATTGGCTCTATCTAACAAAGTCAGTAACGGGTCAAGCCACAGCACTGCCTGGCGGTAAGTCATTCTGCGGGGGGAAGTGGCACCAGTAAGGGTTCCGTCAGGTTGGCCGGAATGGCGCATTGCCCTGGCACGTAGACCGTCCGTATAGTCGTACATCCGCTGAGCAGTAGAATCAGGGATATACCGATCAGCGCATTCCTCAGTTTTGAGGTCTTTGCGGTTTTCAATTTGCCGTTCCTCGCTTTTGGCAGAAATAGTGACGTTATAGCTACCGGCCTGCGCAGCTATCTCATTGGAGCGCTGGAACTGGAAAGCCTGTAATGCCAGCGTGGCTTTTGATTCATCCAGCTCACGTTGCAGTTGTGATAATTGCCCAGCTTTCTCAACCGCAGATTGGTGAAAATAGAAAGCGGTACCGCCAAGGCACAAGCTGACCACCAGCAAAACGCTGGCAATCGCGATAAGGAGTTTTGTGGACATATCAGGATCCGGGCTTAAAGCCGTTTGCTATGAAAAAAGCAGGGGTAATGGCATACACCAGTGATTCAGATTTCACGTAGCGTTACCAACACAGCTTGAAAATGGGTGTTATTAGCTAATTTATAAGGTTTTTATGGCATCAGACATAATTCGCGTTCAACTTCACGGCGATTAACTAACCCCTTCCAGACTTTGCCACCCGCCTTAATCCATCGGCGTAACTCATCGCACGCGCCGGATGTATCACCACGATTGAGCTTTTTCACCATAGTGGAGTTGGTCATGGCAGTAATACCGACGTTGTAGCCAAACGATGCCAGAGCAGCTTTGCGGAAATCGGACATGGGAACTTTAACGATGCGGTCGATAGCGGCAAATACGGGGATCAAGTCTTGGTGTAGCAAAGCATCACATTCAGTATCGCTGTATCGTTTGCTGGGGATAATATCTTTGCCGGTGTGACCATCGCAGACTGTCAGCACGCCAACCACATCGTAATAAGGCACATACTCGCGCCCTTCTAATCCGTCATGACCGCCGATTAGAGCCACAGCTATTGCCATGGAACCACCCGCTACGACACTGGCAATTTTAGTCATTAGCCGTTGGGGGACTGCCATTACTTCGATCCCCGTATAATGGCGTATCCTTCGCGGGCTGCTTTCTCTATGGCTTTGGTTTGACGACGTTGCCAATAGGCATTTAAGAAAAACGTGGCGACGCAGATGATGATGCCGATAACAATGGCCCAATCATTGAGGGTTAAATCATTTAACAGCCTCCCTAACTTGCCAATAATCACCATCACCACCCCAGTAATGTACGAAGCCAAGGATGTTTTTTCAGGCATTTTCATGCTCCACCTCCCCGGTTTGGGGAAATAAAAAAGCCTGCTGGGCGAACCATGCAGGCTTTTGGGGTAGTCAGGACTGACCGGAACTGACCAATAAAAAACCGGAGCAGCTTTTAAGCATACTCCGGCATCTTTCGGAAATTTAGCGCGTTCTGAGATTCAAATCAATATGTAATTAGTAATCATATACGGTAGCTATCTTTATTTGGATCACACATATTTGATAATAATCATTAATCACTTCTTAATTTGTAGTACATAACTTAAGCTGATTTTAATTTAGGATGTAGAGGGAATTATATGAACGAAGAACTTATCGATAGATTTCATAAAGAAATGTTAGGAATCTATAATTCAGCGCTAAACTTAACCCCCCCCTATCGAGCCACTCGATTTTATCAAATGGTTTTACAGCATGGTGGGTATGAAACAGCAAAGCGCTTGTTAACAACAGGGAATCCATCTGAAGGATTCACTCAACTTTATCTACGAGGGCCTGAGAACTTGCGCCTTAGTGTCGAATATTTAGTGTTGCAACAACCTTGGAGCATATTATTTGAAGAACAGCATCTAGCTAAAGCAAAAAAACGCTTAGTGGATATGGGAGTATCAATCCCAAAAGATGACGTTCAATAAATATGAGAAACTCTCTTATCTCATTTCGGATTGAATTCTATCAAATAAAACCTCGCCTGCATCGGACTCTTCAACGTACAGCCACTGCATACATTCCTTAACCAATGGCACATAGTGCGCAGCCCACTCCCCGGCGGATATCTCAGTCCCTATGATGCCCATGGATTTGCGCAGATGTTCCATTGTTGGGGGGATACGGCCACTGCCGCCGCACTCGTTGCATATTTCGGGATGAGGTCGCAGAGTTTTACCGGCACCGTGACAACGAGGGCAAACTTGCGTTATAGCCGCTTGTTGGTTGGCCCACGCCCGAAGCGCACCGCGTTCTGTTTTGATTTTTGCATGAAGCGTATCGATTTGGAGAGAAATAAACTCAATAATTCCATCATGCTGAGACTGAGCTTTATCTCTTTCCAATAATTTGATTTGCTGCTGAAGCCCATCAACGACTTTTCTGGTCATGCCTGTGCGGGAGCCGTAGCGTCGCAGTAAAGTTGCGATTTGCTCTATCTGTGCCGGGAGATTTCTATCTAAAACTATATTAAGCGCTAATTGGCAGGCTGCAATGGCTCGTCGTGGGTGCTGTCGCTTATGCAGCCACACACTAATTGCGGCCCGTAAGCGTTGCTCTGCTTTGCAGTCATTGCGGTATTTGGTCATCAAAATATCGAATCCGACAGGGTGTATATGCTGGCAGGTAGCAAAAGTCCCTAATATTTGGTCTTTAGTCAGAACTGCACGGCCTCGGCCAGTGTTCAGCGATTCTATGCTGACACAGCGCGGATCGTGCATTTTGATAAGTTGTTCAATTGCTGTGGTCATTGGTCAGTCCTGTGTTTTAAATTCACAAGACTGATTTTATAGGTCATCCCATAATTCGCAACAACAAATAAATCAATTGCAAATTATGGAACATTTAATTACGAGCATCTCTACTAAAGAGTTAGGTACAAAGCTTATTTTCTAAAGTAATGTTCTATTATTACTTTAGCGCGATCAAAACAAAAGCAAATTTCAACTTGATAACCTCCATCACATAGTTTCGCAATCCACTGATTTTGTTCGACTGATACTTTACCTTTCTCTGATTTCATCTCAACCCACAACCCCGCATACCCACCACGCGGCAGCGCCAGAAACAAATCTGGCACACCTTTCCTTAATCCAAGCCGCTTAGCATCCCTTGCCGCCTTTGGCCCGCGCTTTCCCTCGTTGGGTATATGGATCAGATAATCCCCGACGCAAATACCATCAATAATAGTTTTATCTGCCCACTCAATCAGCGCGGCCTGTTCCTCTGTTTCCGCCTGGTGGTTAACTTTACGAACCTTGCCGTTACGCACTTCCAGCTTGGCCTGAGTACCCACCACGTCTATTGCATCTATGCTATTAAGCAAACTGGCCCCCTTTAGCGGTTACCAGCGATTCCTCCAGCCAAATACTAAGAGTTGCATGCAATGCCAGTAATATCGTTTCCTCAAGCTCTCCAGGCTGCCATTCATATGGTACCCGCCCATCAATAACATCATGGCAGCAGTTGCACCCGAATACGGCCCAATAGTCATCTGACTTATATCCCATACCATGAGTTGAGCTGGGTAAATGGCACAATACCGTTGTTTCTGGATTGTTATTACAGATGCCGGGGATCTGGAGCGTGCAGCATTGGCCCCGCGCAGAATCGCGTAGGGCTTTGCTTCTAAATGCCGGGGACTTACTCACCACTATCCCTCAATTCCCCCTCTGCTTTGCTTATCTGGAGGTTTATATCATTTAACTTGAACGCGGCATTTTTAATTCTTGCCCGACAATTAACCTCTTCACGCTTCAGCTTTTCCAGCCCTTCACGATGCTGCTTAATTTCCCCACGAAGTCCTTTAAGTTCCCAATCGACTTTTGTTTCGTTTTTCGTGACGGAGTTAATCCAGTCGAATGCCTCAACTACGGCACCGCAAAGGCGGCAGGTAAGCTGGCGTAAGTGATCATCAACCAAAATTTTGCTATGAGTACAGCGCCTGCCTTGGCTTGCCGCCGGTTCTGCCTTAACAAAATTCAGCATTTCTTTGATATCAGCATTCTCATTAAATCGCTTGGTGAATGCCAATACATTGTCACTTTGATCATCGTGAATATCGTTATTATCGCTCATTGGTCAGTCCTCAGTATTCCAGCAGCCGGTTAACTGCCTGTTCCATTTCATATTCATTATCGAAGTGTTGGGCTAACGTCTCATTCCAAATAACACCGGCCACGCCTTTATAAATTCGATCAAAAGCGGCCTGATCCATATTCACAAACGCGATACTCCAGCGCTGTTTCAATGTCCCGCCTTCAGGGTTGGCCATCAGGTCATAGAATCCAGCCTTAATCATGACGTGATTCAAATAGGCCATGTCCGTTTTAACTGCCTCACCATCAAACCTCTTCTGGCGCTGCCTGATCACCCGGTCTAATACCGCTTGAGCAATAGACTTGGTTACCTTTTCATACAGCTCCGGATCCCCAGCGGCACTGCCCACTGCCTTAGCTACTTCGTGGGCTATCCATTCCTCCGGTGCACTAACAAAAGTCCAGTCTGGCACCCAGTATGAAAAACCCAACTCCAGCAGTTTCCAGAATTTGCGATGGTGTTTTAAGTTGCGCCGGTCACCAATCGGGCTCATGGAAATTGGAGTGCCCGTAGGCACCCCCTTCATAGTTTCCCGATCATGATCAGTGGCGTACTTGATTCCACCACCAGGTAACAGGACGCCCAGCACCTCAGTCTTTTTCTTTCTCGGGGACTTAGTTCGCTGCGCTGTTGTCATAAAACCCCCTCCGGTTCTATGAGGGATAGTCTGGTGGCATTTGGTGCCTGATCACCCCAAACGTCCCAGTCGGGCGATGAAGTGCGCGCAAACAGTTCTATGCGTCGAACATTTTTAAATCGGCGCTCGATCTGTTCACGAAAGAAATGAGGTTTCCCCGAGTGGGTACCGGTATATTTTTCTTCATACACGGTGTATTGGTTCCGCTCAGTCTGGTTGCCACAAACTTTGCCACGGGTAAATAGCACCAGAAATTCAGCGTCATTCATACCCCAAGGGCCGCTTGCGATAAGCAGGACCCGACGGCGTTGTTGGGCCACTCCGAAATATTGGGCGTCTTTAATGATCCACGCGATTGCTCTTTTGGGTCCAGACACATAACCAGCGTTCGTCCATTTTTTCCCTGATGGGACAAGTGGTTCATCTTCTCCGGCAAGTGCTGCAAGAAAACACCCGAATGCGTTGTCTTTGCTGCTGAGGACGCCAGGCACGTTTTCCCAGACGATGATGGATTCTTTTTCGCCACGTTCGCGGCGTGCGTCGTCAATTGCATCTGCTAATTCCACATATGAAAGAGTTAACTGGCCACGGGCATCTGCCAGACCATTACGCAGGCCAGCAACGCTGAACGCCTGACAAGGAGTGCCGCCTACCAGAATATCTGGGGCTTCCACACTTCCGGCTCGGACCAACTCGGCGATCTTAGTCATGTCACCAAGGTTGGTTACTGTTGGCCAGCGATGTGCCAAAACGGCTGAAGGGAATGGTTCTATTTCACTAAACCATGCTGCTGACCAGCCAAGGGGTTCCCACGCAAGGCTTGCGGCTTCAATACCACTGCACACTGATCCATATCTCATGCTGCATTCCCCTTCTTAACTAGGTACGCAGATAAAATGCTTTCGATACGAGCAGGAACCAAATCAGCGTACGCTGGGTTCAATTCGCAAAGAATAGCTTTACGGCCATTGCCTATAGCTACGCCAGCAGTAGTACCACTACCGCCGAATGGATCCATGATCACACCGCCAGCCGGGCAACCAGCTAAAATACAAGGCTCAATCAGTGCTGGCGGGAAAGTTGCAAAATGGGCCTCTTTGTAGCCACGAGTGGCCACAGTCCAAACATTGCGCTTTGCCCGCATTCCATCAGAAACGGTATCTTTACGATCAGCACGATGGGTGCCAACACTTTGTCCCGGAATAGCCATCGCACGCTTACTATCTTCCCGTTTGAAGTTATCGCGGGCCGATACTCGTCCGCGCCCTCTATCCGCCTTGTCCATGCCATGACCGAAGCCAACACCATTATTTTTACCGCAGTAGACAGATGGCTCTCTAATAGCCTCATGATCGAAGTAATAGCTTTTCGACTTGCTCAGCAAAAAAATATATTCGTGGGCTTTGGTACAACGATCACGCACACTTTCAGGCATAGGATTGGATTTATGCCAAATAATATCTTGGCGAAGGATCCAACCGTCATTTTGTAACGCAAAGGCAAAACGCCACGGCATACCATTCAGTTGCTTCCCTTTGCCCCAACTATCACCCATGTTTATCCATAAAGTTCCATCGTCACGAAGAACGCGGCGAACTTCACGAAATACTACGACAAGTTTTTGAATAAAAGCTTCAGGGCTATCCTCTAGACCGATCTGCCCTTCAACACCATAATCCCGCAAACCATAGTATGGAGGGCTGGTAACGCAGCTATGAACGGACTGATCTGCCATTTTGCGCATTGAGTCAAGGCAATCACCAATAAAAATCTGGTAACTCATTGCATGCCTCCTTGCGTGGTAGGAACCAGGCGATAAAACCAAACACGCTTGCCGCTATCCTCGTTGCGGACAGTTCTGACCTGTTTCACCAGCCCATGACGGACAGGATTAACTTCACGCAGACGTGCGCTTATCGCGGCCTGAGTATCACCTTCACCGGGGAACATCTGGGACAATAACTTTTCGAGATCGCGCAATGTGCGCCAATCAGCGCCACTTGCTGCATTGATTACGCGGTTTAACTGGCTGTTTGCATCACTGATTCGGCCTGCAAAGCGCATAGATCTGATGCCATTATTAATGCCAACCCTTTCCCCATTGGATACGAGAGGTTTTATCACCATTACGCGCCCTCCCCGATCAACACATGGCGGGTTCCATCTGGCGCAGGTTGGGACACAATGCCTTCAGCCTGCATTCTTTCAAGCAGCCAGGCAGCACGGTTATAACCAATGCGGAGTTCACGTTGTAATCCAGAAATTGAAGCTTTGCCCCTCGTTTTGATAAAGCTCACCGCCTCTGGATAGCGATCATCATCATCCCGTTCTACACCGTCCAAATCTACCCATGAACTACTGGTAGCTTCTCCACCCAATGCGGTAACCAGATCCGCAATCAAGGCAGCTAATTCACCCGCCATCAGAATAAAATCGGCATCAAAGCGCTGAGCATAATCGTCGCGATCAATACCGTCGTTTTGCTCCAAAAGAGTGGCGCTGAATTTGACTTTCTTCAGGCTGCCATCATCGGACAGCAGGAAACTGATACGTTCCCGCCACTCCAAAGCCAGCTTAGTAACCAGTTTCCCGGCGGCAATATGCCCACGAATTTCATCGCTGACCAAATCCTGATGTTTACTGCGTAGAATGCCGCCCTGCTCCAGAATGGCTTTGAGCTCTGCCTCTTCCTGTAATGCGAAGCCTGCCGGAGCGGCACCAGAACGCACCCACTCGGTTAACGTCAACTCAATTGGCGTATTCAGTGTTAATGGCACCACAGGAAGGGAGCCGATAGTTTTACGCAGCAATGCCAAGGCATTTTCAGCTTTGCGGGCGCTGGTCGCGTCAACGATGATTAACCCAGCCCCTGCGTTAATCCAGATGGATGTTGTAGAGTATTTACTAAAAGCCCGCGGCAACAGAGTCTGGATCACGTCATCTTTCAATGAGTCTTTTTCTGTTTTTTTCAGTTTTCGGTGTTGTTCTTGTTCCAATCGCTCAATTCTACCCGCCAGCTCGCGGGCAATAACCGGCGCAGGCAGATCCTTTTTCTCACACTGCAATGTGAGAAGGATTTGCTTGTTAGCCTGATGCGCAAGCACGGCTCCATCAGCCCCCATGGGTGATATCCAGCCAGTCTTTGCCATGTCCTGGCTGCCACAGGGTGAATAAGCGAACTTAGCCAATTGCTCTTCCAGATTGTCGAAAGCAACATCGCGGGAGAGTTTATAAATCAATATATTTTTGAAATTAATGGTCATTGGTCAGTCCTCGATAATTTGATTACTTGGCAAACCGTGGTCTGCGGCCTGCTTTAGCGATTGTTGGTATTTGTTATCCAGTGAATCTTGCAATCTGATACTTTCATCACGCCATACTTGCACCCTTTCCCCTTGATTTAATTTAACCTTCTCTTTCAGTTCGCTTAAAAAACGACGAATTTTCGTTGGAACTCCCTCCCCTAATCTTTCTTTGTCTGATATCAGCAACTGATATTTCTCGGCTTTAGGCTTGGGCAGCAGTCCAGTGGTTACCGCCTGTTCCACCGTCCCTTTTACAGCTTCTTTGTTCCACCCCTCAGATACTGACCACTCAGGCGCTCGGCCTGTCCCCTGAGCTGCCTTTATCAACCGCTCATAAGCGGCAATGAAAGCCATACGCGCCCCCACTTTGTCGCCTTCCCGCATAATTGGCTGAGCAATACTCCATGCCTGGGCAATTTCATTCGTCCAAACCACGGTGTTAGCTTCATCCTGTGCGGGCAATGCCAATGCCCATGCTTCATTGGCTGAGAGCCAATCTGGTTTACCGGAAATATGTTGAATATTGCGGATGATGTCGGCAGGTTTTGGTGAAAACCTTCCCTGATCCGGATCCGTCAGCCAGTTACTGAACGCGTGCCGTACCGTGCCAATATCGTAAGGCAGCAACGCATGCCAATAGAGCTCAAGCACGGCTTTTGATGCATCTTTGCCGTATATCGCCAGCGTAGCCTTCATGACTTCTGCAAATTCACGTTTATCATCTAAACCCTGCATACTCAGCGCCCTCCATTAACAAAGTCGTCAGCCACCTGAGCATTACGGGCCTCCAGAGCGTCCTGACGGCTCATGCCGCTGTTACCAACGTATTGACTCTGTGGGCGGCTGCGGTTCTGTAACCATTCAAACTTAAAGCCCTGCCAACCAGCGGCCATGGCTTCCGATAACGCATCATCCGCAGACCAACCCGCCGCCGCCGCTTTACTCAATTCCTTCGCCAGCATGTTCACCACGGTTTGGGTAATGGGCGCTCGTTTTGCTTTACGGTGTTGTAGGTAGTCATCCCAAATGTCTGTGCTAACCGCCATTGGGAACGCAGTGAAATCTATTGCTGAATTTTTAGCCGTATTACGTGTGCGCTTCTCTGTAGTAATCTCTGTAGTAATCTCTGTATGAACGAAATGGGGAATCCCTTGCCCGCCAGTTAGGGAATCCCTTGCTGGCGACTGAGGCTTTCCCTCGTTCGCCAATTGGGTTTTCCCCGTTTCCCGAAATGGGTTTTCCCCATTTGGTGATTTATCAATAGGTTGCGATAGCATCCCATCCAACCGTTCGGTATCAATTTGGTAATAAATACGGTGCTCTAACCGTTTATTTGTTTCTTTCAAAACCCCTGCTTGTTTGAGTTTTTTGCGGGCGGTAAGTTGTTCCTCGTAGGTCAATCCTGTCTCAGATTCAATCTCTTCCGTAGTCTTAAAAATGCCAAATTCTGAGGTTTCTTTGCCCGTCCAATAGAAAAACTGGCAGAACAAAATGACGGCGTTTACGCTCCCAAGATATGGAACCAAGCCAGGGTAGTAGGCAATCGGCCGGCCAAATTGGTATATGAGTTCAGATGGCGTCATAGATCCCCCTACGGCTGCTTGGTATCTGAGGGGCTATGTTGACGGGAATAAAATGCCTGAGTGACACCAGACAAAGCCCCTGTGATAGCCATACGGCGGGCCTCCTGCCCGTCAATAGCCAATTTTTTACCCACAATGTTGGCAATAAGTTCTACTGATTGTGTGGTGGTTGGCGTGATATCGGTCATTACAGTTTCTCCTGTCTGATGGGTAACTCAGGCAGCCATTCAGGCACTGGCAGCCCGGCTAATTTTAATTCGGCATGGACGTGAGCCAGCATTTCGGGAGCTTCGGCAAACATCGCCAAAAAACCACGAATTGCAGCCACATTGGTTTCTACTGCGGGGTTTGAATCTAGTGCGTGGGCGGTGCTTTTTATGGCCACTGCCTCGCTTTCTGTCCACCGGGTCTTAATTTGATCTTCACGCACGGTATGGAACGGCAAGCCGTTCTTTCCCACTTTTTTGCGGGATAGTAGCTCCCGCCGAACGTCAGAGGCTATCGCAGCCCCTGCCGTTATACCGGCAGGTTGATAAATTGTGGTCATTGGTCAGTCCTTAAATATCTTTGGTGATTACACACATGGACATAAACTGTTAATCGTTTCTTTTTTAGTTCGCCACGGAGGCGCAATGTCCAGTGATAATTCCCTTAGTTACATTAGAGCCTTGGTCGATGTTGTCGCCATTACCGTGCTATCCAGTAGTGATGAACAACATAAGCTCCGCATCAAGCAAAGTCTGGATGCAATCATGAATCATCCGACACTGGAGATTTCACCTGAGGGTCAGGAATTATTTGCTCACTTTGCTGCTCTTCTGGATGGTTCAAGCACTGAGGTTTTCCTTTCAGCACGACTAAGCCAAGATGCTCCAGATCCTGAAAAGTCACACTCCGCCCCCCATTTACGTTTGTTGAGCGGGGGCAAAGAGGAGTAACCGTTTTTTGTGTCTTTCGTTTGGCTCTCCAGTTAGTAAGCCAACGCTTTGGGCTAATAGTCATTGGTCAGTCCTCTATCTTTACTGATGAGCTGGTTTGGTCAGAACCAGACTGAGATTTTCCGGGTTACGCCCATAGTCGGCCGGGTTATAGGTGTATGGGATGTCCGTAGACATATGGCAAAGCAAGGCAACCTTTTCAGGTAGCCCGCGTTTACGGTAGGTTTTGATCGCTTCATATGAGCACTCGAGGGCTTTCGCCGCTTGATAAGGGCTACTGAAATGGTTAATTACCTGTTCAGCCGCTTTTATGCGTCCATTCAGCGAATTGGTTTTAGTGCAATTCATCGCAGATTCTCACTTTTAAATCCAAGGGTAGAATTATACCCATAAAGGTGAATATATACCGAAACTTTACCGAGCGCAAAGTTTACTAAAGTTGAGTTACTTTTATACCTATGAATACATATAGCACTTTCGGTGAGCGCCTTTTGGCGAGACGCGAAGAACTCGGTATGACGCAGGAAGATCTTGCGGCAAAGGCCGGAATTACTCGTATGGCAATAAGCAAAATTGAGCTTGGGATGACGCAGAAGCCCCGAGCGGACAACCTCTTTGCGTTAGCTAAAGCCTTACAGTTGAATCCAAACTGGTTGGTTTCAGGAAAAGGAGAGAAAGAAGCTAATAATCAAACCACTATAAAAATAGATAATGCTTCACCGATTGACGTACTAACCAGAGAGGTTCCATTGATCAGCTGGGTACAAGCTGGGGCATTTACTGAAGTAACGCTGCTTCCACGGGATGAATATATTTATTATCCCTGCCCCGTTGTATGTAGTCCGGAAAGTTTCGCTTTACGTATTGAAGGCGAATCTATGCTGCCTCGATTTGAGCCAGACGATATTATTTATGTTGATCCGGAATTAATTGATCCACCGAGTGGTAAATATGTCATTGCTCGAATGGAAGGCAGTGCGGAAGCAACATTTAAGCAGTTACAAATACTTGATAATCAGCGTTATCTTAAAGCATTAAATCCAGACTATCCGTCTGATGCCAGGTTTGTAAAAGTAAACGGCAATTGTGAGATTATCGGCACAGTGGTGTGCCATGTGAAACCAGTGTAAGGATATAAAATGATTGTTAATCATTCAATTTCGAAAGAGGATAAAATAAGCTGGTTAGCAAAACTAGGTAGTGGGCAACTTAGTGTTGCCAAAACATATCTCCATCTTCTTTTTGCACTTATTTTTATCTCTGCGGTTACTTTTTTCGCCGTATTTGCCGACTGGAATTTCTGGGCCATTGTTCTGGCGGTAGTGATTTATGCAATCTACATATTCAATGTGGGCCGGGGTCTCTGGTGCGTATCTAAAACTATCAATAATAAAGCATTTAGAATCTTGACCAAGTGTGTGTCTGTATTCTCTTATTTCTGCGGGATATCTGCTTTTATAAGAGCAGCTAACCTTGTACTTTTATATTTCCAACTTCAGCCATAATCCCCCACAAACCAAATCCACTAACCGGCACATGCCGGTTTTTTTTTGCCTTAAATTCAATTAAATACCAAAGTTACCGAAACTTATCGATCTTTTAGTTGCAAAAGTACCGGTATAGTTATACCTTTTAAGCATCCGTAAGGATACGCTCTTTAACAAACAGGTTAAGTGACACAAAACGGTTCGCGTGTACCGGTCACGGCTAAGGCTAAACCACGGTGTTCTCACAATGGAGGAAAGAGCCATGAAGTAAAAATGCAGATAAACCGCACCCCGTTGCCTAATTAAATTCAGGCACGCGACGACGGCGTTACAGGTCGGGTTCCCACTGCGACGTAGTGAGGGAGATGAGGCGTAAAGCATCACTAAGTAACCGGCTCGCGCCCGGTTAACGCACAAGTAGCTTAAAAATGACAAGTGGATTTACCCTGCCGATATCAGCATGCGTCGGTAGGTATAAGCCTACTGATAAAGGTATTTATATGGATAAACCTAGCCTAGAAATGCAACTACGAATAAAGGAACTACTGGAAAAATATCCGAGTTTTATTTTCCAGCAGATCAATAGTCGGTTGAATAAAGACGGTCTTATGCTGTCAATTCGCACTATTGAAGAAAATCAACAGCTAACGGGCGCTGATATAACGATGAGTAACTCGGTTCCCTGTGGGAAGAACCTCAAAAGCAATCTCCAATAATGGTTCTTCTGGAGTAGTGTTTGCCAGCGATGCATAAAATGCTCTTCTCTCTGGTGGCATATTTCTTACTAGCTTTTCGGCATGTGTACTGATTTCAAATATCCCGCACTCGACACATTTGTAAGCTATGTAGTTAGAAGAATCAGTGAATACCTAGCTTCCAGCGCTATCGCATAGTGGGCAAGTAGATTCAAATCTTTCGTTCATACAAAAATCCTTACTTGTTGTCGTGACAGCAAGGATAGCACGCGCCGGGCGTGGATAAATATCCCGGCATAAACTAACTGAGGACTGACCAATGGCTACAACATCTCGTCAAAAGCGTATGGCAAAGAAACGTAATGCCCATATCCAGGCACTGGCAAAACGTGAAAGTAACCGAGTTGAAAAAGCAGTATTAGTAATGGTGCGGTGCAAACCAATGCCAGATATGCCAGCGGTACCCAGCAAACCTAAAACTTCATCAGATCCAGAAAAACGGATTGCCGCAGTTGCACGCCAGAAAATAAGAGGTTGCAGTAAATTACCTCGTGGCGTGCGTTAAGCATTAATTAGCAAAATAAACCATCGGAGCTACAGCTTAGGCTGTGGCTCTTTTTTTTACCCGAAAGGAACAAAAATGAGCAAATTATCAGCAATCAACATGCAACAAATTGAATCCTCCCAAATTCACAGCATCGGTCATGACCCGGTGAGCAACACACTGGCGATTCGCTTTAAGTCAAAAGGTGAACCGGCGGCGCTATATCACTACCAAAACGTATCCGCAGATGATTACGCGGCATTCTCCGGGGCTAAATCAATTGGCTCCCACTTCTACCGAAACATTAAACCAGATACCGAGCGCTACCCGTTCCAACGCATTAACGAAAAGAAAGACGGCGAATAAGTGGCTTTACCACTGCCCTTGCGTGCGAGGGTTTTGGCAACACCACTCACTTCGAGGTGCATCGTGAATGAATACAACTATCAGCGAATGGTTGAGCAATCGCTAGAACAGTATGACCGCCTATTAGTTTCAGATCCCGACGAACAAGAAGAATTAGGCAAGCGGATTGAGTTCTTGCGCTGCCATTCGAAAATGCTCAGTGCTTTTAAATCCGCTATCAAAAATAGTTGCCATGTTGCGGGTACAGGTAGTGGCCACCTTGCCGCCTTTACCGAAACCGTCGCTATGGAACTTTATCTGGATGACGTGCAGGAGGAAATATTTCTCCGGGTTGCTAAGGCCGAGCGAGCAATGGAGTTAGAAGCGGAGAAAGATCACCAACTCCAATAAAGAGAAAAGCCCCAGCGATTAAGCCGGGGCTATCCCGGAAGCGCGAGACCAATCGCACTCCCATTGAGGACTGACCAATAACCACGAGGATTATTATCAGCGTGGTTGAGTGACCAAACCCAACCATGGGAAAGCATACCATGACTATCGAATTCATCAAGAAACTCCAGTATCGCCACCGCGTGACTGGTGACGACTTTAATCTGTATCCCCGCCAATCTGGCCTGAAATTCTTCTTCGCCTGCATTTTAGGCGCGTTCATGTTTCTGGCTATCGCTGTCAAAATCTGAGGACTGACCAATGACCACCCAAGCAGTAACAACCAATACTCTCCCGCCCGCCGTGGTTGGGTTGAATATTGACGAACCCACGTGGAACGCGCTGAAAAATAGCATTTACCCTGGCGCTAAAGATGATTCAGTCATCATGGCGGTGAGTTATTGCCGTGCCCGCCAGTTAGATCCGCTGATGAAGCCAGTGCATTTGGTTCCCATGAGCGTGAAAGATGCAGCAACCGGCAAAAACGAATGGCGCGATGTAGTGATGCCAGGTGTTGGACTTTATCGCATACAAGCAGACCGCTCCGGTAACTATGCTGGCGCACAAGAGCCAGAGTTTGGCCCGGATATCACACAAACACTTAGCGGGGTGGAAATTACGTTCCCTCAGTGGTGCAAATACACCCTGAGCAAACTCATGCCTAACGGCACTATCGTGGAATTCAGCGCGAAAGAGTATTGGTTAGAAAACTATGCAACCGCTGGCCGCGATACCCAGGCACCCAATGCCATGTGGAAAAAACGGCCCTATGGGCAATTAGCCAAATGTGCTGAAGCCCAGGCATTGCGAAAAGGTTGGCCTGAAATTGGTCAACAGCCAACAGCAGAGGAAATGGAAGGTAAAAGTCTTGATGTGAATGAAAGCAAAGAACACAGCCAAGGCAGCCAGCAACCGCCCCAACCGCAGGCACTGCCAGAATACAGCGGTGAACAATTTCAACGCGCTCTGGCTGACTGGACAACGCTAATCAGCAAAGGCAAGAAAACCGCCGCGCAAATCATCAACACCATCGAAAGCAAATACACCCTCACCCCGGCACAGATTAAAGCCATTGAATACCTGGAGGCAGAAGATGCAAATCATTAATGTCCAACAAGGCACGCCGGAATGGCACGCCTTGCGCAGTCGCCATTTCACCGCCAGCGAAGCCCCAGTGATGATGGCTGCATCCAGCAAAATGCGCCGCGATGAATTGCTGAATATGAAGGCAACCGGCTCAGAGCGGGAAATCAGTGATTGGGTACAAACCCACCTGTTTGATAAAGGCCACGCGCAGGAAGCCTCTGCGCGAGTGATTGTAGAATCCATGATCGGCACCGAGTTATTCCCCGCCACTGCCATCGATGATGATGGCTATTTGTTGGCTTCCTTTGATGGCATGACCATGATGGAAGATCTGTTGTTCGAACATAAAATGTGGAATACCGCCTTGGCGCTGGCGGTTAAAAATAAAGACCTACCACCAGAATATTACTGGCAGTTGGAACAACAACTTCTAGTTAGTGATGCCGAAAAGGTCATTTTTGTGGTTTCGGATGGTACCGAAGAAAACTTTGTCTGGATGGAGTATTTATCGCTACCCGGTCGTCGCGAAGCCTTGATGGCGGGCTGGCAGCAGTTTGAGCAGGACTTGAATGGTTACACAGCCCCTGAGATAAAAGATGTTCCGCAGGGTAAAGCCTTAATGCGCCTCCCTGCTCTGCTGGTTGAAATTGAAGGTGCGGTAAAAGAATCAAACCTGACTGTTTACCAAAATCAGGCGCTGGCCTTTATTCAATCCATCAACACCAATCTGGTGACCGATCAGGACTTTGCTGACGCAGAAGAAACGGTCAAGTTCTGTGAGAAGGCAGAAAAAGAACTGGATTTGATTAAGCAGCAGGCCCTGTCTAAAACTGAACAGATTGACCTGCTATTCCGCACCATTGATACCTTGCGTGATGAAATGCGGAACAAGCGCCTAGACCTGTCAAAATTGGTTAAGTTGCGCAAAGATGCTATCCGCCTGGAAATATTGAACAAGGCGAAAACGGCTCTTTCTGCGCATATTACCGATATCAACAAACAGTTAGCTATTGTCACCCTACCGGCCATCCCAGCAGACTTTGCCTCGGTAATTAAAGGCAAGAAAACCCTGACCTCTTTGCAAAGTGCCGCTAACGACGAGTTGGCCCGCGCCAAGATTGCCGCCAACCAATTAGCCGAAAAATATCAGACCAACTTAACGCTATTTACTGCTATCGAACCGGCTTATAAAAATCTGTTTGCGGACATCAACCAAATAATCGGTCTGGAGCACGAACATTTAGCGCTGATGATTGAACAACGCATTACCAAGCAAAAACAAATTGAGGAACAACAGCGACAACAGGCAATACAACAACAGGAAGAATTGAAAAAACGACAACTGGCCGCCGCAGAGATCCCCGCAGCAGCAACCACTGTTGGTGTGGATCCCGTCTCGCATCAGTCATTACACCCCTCGGGTGCTGTAAATTTCCCTGAAAAACTGGGTAGCGCTGTAAATAAGACCGCGGTAGACATGCCAGTTAACTGGATTGCGCAACTTGATGCTGACTTGGTTGCCGCAGATATTGAGCTCTCTCCTGAAACAGTTAGCCGTCTATACAACGCGGTAAAAGCTGGCCGGATACGCCACTTCTCTGTAACGCAATAATCCCTTCATCACCTGTCCACAGCAGGTAATTCACAGGTACCTCATTATGACCACACAGGCCACAACTGCCAGTGTGCTGGAGTCATCCCTGCGCCCAGTTCGGGCGCAGTTAGACCTTGCCATTGAGCAGACTACCGGCACCGCACAGCGCTCTATCGAAAGCGCGACTGTTTTACTCAACCAAGCACAGTCCCTATGTATTGAACAACTCAACATTGAGACTGACGAATACAATCTCTTATTCGACCGGTTAGAAAAAGCTGAAAGCGATTTAACCATAAAGTCTCTGGCATTAACCCAGGTGCAGGAACGCATAGAAAATGCCGACCTGTTTGTAGCTGAAGCTAATGCACAGCGAGACAGTATTTCAGCTAAATACAATCTCTCACTTTCTGATCAACGAGTGCTCGCCACCGAAGTGAACCGCCTAAAATCACTTAACCCTGAAAAGATGAAAATCCAGATTGTGCGCCTGAAGGATGAACTGGATAACAAACGCACTCTGTTAAATCAGCAATTAACGGATATCCGCCGTCATAAGAAAGACGTGGCAGAAAAAACCAGCAAACTGGCTGCCATAGTTAATGTTAATAACCAACTGACCAATACGGTTGCTGACCTCACAGTACGGATCCAACGCATGGATGGTGATGTAGAGCCCACTTACTACCGCGGCGATGATGGCATTGAGTTTTACTTTTACACCTTCCAATGGGGGCTAAAACTTCGCTCTGGTGATTACGATATGCAACTCATTAATGATATTGACTGGCATATTGAAATCCGCTCCACTAGCGGCATTGGCCTGATCGTCTCTGTTAATGAGTGGGCATTACCCGTCTATCCGCTGATTGATAATTTCAAACAGAACTGGCCGGATGGCCTAACCCCGGCAGTTACCCAGCGCATTCGCGATCTACTTGAGCCAACACACCCACATCTGGTTAAACGGGCTGAGTGGGCAGAAACCGTGCTTACCGAAAGTCTTCCCTTGAAAGAACAGCATTTAGACCTGCTAGCCCTATCCGGGATCCATTCCTTATTTGATGTTGTGCGCCGAACGCCAGATATGTTGGCAAATGCAGTTAAAGGTTTCGGGATAACAACAGCCCGCCAGGTACATGCTCAATGCACCAGAATCGTAAAAGACTGGGAATCAGAGCAGAAACAGAAGGAAGCCGCGTGATGGATGAGGAACTAAACCAGAGTACCGGCAGCTATTTCAAAGAAGATGACCGTGGAAACTATACCGCTTGCATCATCTGGCTAATGCGCTGTCGCGCTGAGATCCGTAGTGGCAACCCCTACCGGCCAATGCCGAAACCAATTTATCCCAATGATGAGCGATGGCGCGGCTTATCTCAGGCAGATACGGTCGATATCGGTATTCGTAAACGTTACTCACTGGAAGTTTTACTGGCTATCTATCAATTTCACCGCGCTGGCCACAATGAAAACTTGATTGCCAATAGTACCGGTATCCCTGTGACCACTATCCGCAAAATGTTAGAGCATAAAACCCAGAATCAGCGCAAAGCATGGCAACTGGCCCACCAACTTCGCATCCCCTCCAAACGAGACATTATCAACCGGTTAATACGGGAGGTTTAGTTGTAGAGGAAAACCCCGTGAGTATGAGTAATTTATTTCGAAAAAATAACCTGAGGACTGACCAATGACCAACGATAAAACTCACCATATTGAAGCTCCAACATTTTCTGTATCCCAGTTAACTACTGAGTTAACCCTTTCGACCTTACTCACTCAGCGTTGCGTCGAGTTTTCCAATAGCCCAAAAGCCGTCGAAATTATCGATAAGGGCATTGAAAAACTCTTCGGGAATCTTATTGATGACGCTTTCGGCTCATATAGCGACTTCGGCAAAGTCATGAAAGTCGCCATGAAAGCGGCATTACCTACCAACGTTGAAGATATCATCGAGTTGGAACGCTATAACAGTCTTATCACTCGCTTAATGCGTGAAAAGTGGGCTACAGCAGGGATCGAAAACGACATAGTCAAAAAGATGGATGAAATGATAACCGAGTTCACTTCAGAGGGAGTGATCCCAAAATTCATTAAAGCATCTGACCTTTGGTCGGCGTTTGTAGAAGATAACAGCGAGAAAGCCAATGAAGAGCGTTGGGATTGCCCCCAATCGATTATTGATGATGACCGTGATGGCTTCATTTATGTCGGATTGCACGCCGAAGCAGCTGGCGGCTATAAAACGGAAGTTAGCAAGGCACACAACTGCGATGTCTATTTAGGTTTCCGCGCTGAGCGTGTAGATGGGTGGGGAAGCGCACAAATCCTACATGAAGAATATCCAGTCTATGAACTGTTCTCAGGCAGTCTGGAGCACAACAAGATACTGGGTAAAAAAATCATCAAAGCATATAGCCGCTTCGATAAGCTTGTTCTTGCACTATATCTGGGGGGAAGCCTCTTAGTGTGGGACTCAGCGCCGGAAGACCTCTATTACCCTGGCAACGATTAATCAGGAGCGAGGTATGTCTCAGGAACTGGCTTTGAAATTTAGCACCGCAGATCCAGAGCAACTACTGGGCATACTTCCTACGGAAGAGGTGCTAGAAATAATCAAATTTCGCCTTCGGGACGAGGTGCGAGCAGAAGTCCGTGGCGAATTTAACGACCGCATTGATGAGCTGGAAAATGAAGTAGATGAACTTGGCGGGTGGGAAGATACAGCCAACGGATGGGAACGTTCCGCCATCGGCCTGTATAGAGCAATCGAACACGCATTAACGGTCCCATGGAACCAAGCAATACCGTTACTCCAAAAGGCAATAGAAGAGCACGGTGGCGATATTGAGCCAATCCCATGAAAATCGAAAAAGGTCGCCCGGCAGTAACAGAATCCGCCCCTGCGGCCAACAAGGATACCTATCAGTTGGCCATTTTAGCAGTCTTCGATACGTCCCCCCCTGTAACCTAAAGAAGGTGGATGAAGGAAGATTACTCACAACTTTTTATTATAAAAAAATAACTTCACACTTAATTAACAAATGATATTTTATATTAATACCCACTTAATTTATCAATAAAAAACAATTAATAAATTAATTATTTAATTACAAGTAAAATATATTATACATAAATGTAAAGTTAAGTATCCCGTACACCACCAAGTATTGACATATCGTATATTTCGCATGAAAATTAAAAGCGCATATAACATGCATCTTATTTTTTAACATCATTCAAGAAATGAATTACCATTATGAGGCTTCATACCTGCTTATATTCTTTTTAATTTAGGAGTTTATAAACATGTATCCTTACTTAGCTACATCTAAATTATTTAAGTCATTCACTTTATCTTTACTAATCAGTAATGTTTTATGCTCTGGATATAGTCTCGCCTCCGAGCGTGAACTATTTTACTCATCCAGTTATTTAGGTCCTTCATCAATAAAATTATCAGATGCCATATCTGACGATGGCAATTATGATGCAATGGTTAATGTCAATAACCCAGGCAGTCCCCTTGAGGTTTACATCGGCCAAACAGAAACCAGTCAAAAAACATATAATGTCGGAAATTATTCCGTTAATATTCAAGGAAAGGATACTACTGACAGTTCCTATACTGCCTTTTTTGGGTTAGCTGCCGACAAGAAAAATAATGTTTCATTAAATAGTTTTAGCTATAATAACAACATGACTATTGGCGGTAATAGTCATCACCATAATAGCACCGCAATGATGGTTTCCAATGGTTCAGAAGTGACTATTAATGGCAAGGTTTATATTAATTCACTTATTGAATTAGATACTAATGGTACCGGAACCGCATCCATTGCAAATAATGGATTGTACGCGACAGGGATAGGATCAACAATTACTGCTAATAGTGGTGATGTTTATATTAACACCTACGCAAAAAACTTTTTTGAATTATTAGGGGAAAATGCTTCATACATTGGTGGGGGAGCAAAAAGTGATGCTGTTAGCGCTAAGCGTGGTGGTCAAGTAACCATTAATGAAACAGGTAATTATCAAGTTAATCTACTTGGGAATCTGGACCTAGGTAATAATTTTGGCTTGGATAGCAGTATTACTGTAATATTAAATGGTATTAACTCATATTGGCATGGTATAGAGGTAAATGAATATAATAAAGAAAGCAATACCTGGGCAGGTACATTGGATGTGACTTTAATGGATAAAGCCCAGTGGATCCCCGATCTAGTTAATGCTGAAATTAGTGCGCTAACACTACAGGATGGCGGTACCGTAAATCTACATGGTTTTAATCTTCATACTAATAAAAGCCAGAATGAAAGCGTCAAGATTTATGATCTAAAAGGCCACGATGGTATTTTCCTAGTAGATGTAAACACTAATAAAACTGATGAAAATCGTAAGAATGGTAGTGACTTTATTGAGGTCGTCAGGAGCAGTACCGGTGGCTCTCACTATATTGAAGCTTTAAATGCCAATAAACTTGCCGATCTAAGTGAAGATATTTGGGTTGCAGACGCGGCAAATAATGTCAGCTTTAAGGCTTACGATCAGATTGATATCAACAACGAGTATGTCTACGACTATACACCTATTCTTCGTTCGGATATTAAAGACGGTGATCCAGCCAGCCAGTATGGCACAAACTGGTATCTCACAGGTGTCGAGAAAAAGTTAAGTGCAGCCAGTGATACTGCGATGGCAAATGCTAATGTCAACTATGTGACCGCCACTTCACGTATTGAGATTGATAGCCTCAATAAGCGTTTAGGTGAATTAAGAAGTGACCAGCAGGAAAATGGAGTTTGGCTGCGTTATAAAGGTGGCGAAATGAAAAGTGACGAAGGGAGTTATTTTAAAAATCGATACAACTTCTATCAATTAGGTTACGACGACAAAGATGAATATGAGAGTGGAATCTGGACAAAAGGTTTTGCCGCACATTATCTGAATGGTAGGTCAACCTTTGATCAAGGCTCTGGTGAAAACAAAAGCTACGGTGGAAGTATTTATGGCTCATGGAATCGACCTGAGAAGCAAGACTATGTAGATTTTGTATTAAAATATAGCCACTTGAAAAGCGATTTCGACTATCAAAATGCACTAGGTATTACTGGGCATGGTTCAACAAATCATGGAGCTTGGAGCGCGAGTGCAGAATATGGTCGTGAGTTCTCAATAGATGGTGGCAATTTCATCGAACCACAAGGACAACTGGTTTACACTCATATTAATAAGGCCAACTACACTACCAGTAGTGGGTTACAGGTAAATCAAAGTGATGTTAACAGTGTTATTGGCCGTGCTGGAGTGCGTGTGGGCCATCGGTTTGAGGAAAATAGTAACAATGACATTTATCTCAAAGCTGACTTCCTGCACGAGTTTGCTGGTGATCGTAATGTAACTGTTCGAGGCAAAGATACCATTCTGGTCAATGACCGAGATGGGAAAGATAGCTGGATAACTTACGGTATTGGTACCAATGTTCAGTTATCAGAAGACAAAAACTCTCGCTTCTATCTCGATCTGGAGAAATCTTCAGGCGGCGATATCAACACAAACTGGCAAGTAAATGCTGGTTTGCGTTGGGAGTGGTAATTCCCACTAACAAAACCGGGTAATCAAGCCCG